TTGATGTGCCTTGTAGAATTGTTGAGATACAATACGGCGAAGATTGTACCGAAGATGACATTGAAAGAAAAGAATGAAACCCATTCCAATTTTTGTAGGCTATGATCCAAGAGAAGCTGTAGCGTATCATACCTGTGCCAACAGCATTATTAGACAGGCTAGCCAGCCAGTGGCTATTATACCATTGGCATTAAATTTATTTACTGATTACAACGAAACACACACTGATGGCAGTAATCAATTTATCTATAGTCGTTTTTTAGTACCTCACTTGATGGGCTATACCGGGTGGGCAATTTTTATAGACGGTGACATGATTGTACGTGATGACATTGTCAAGCTATGGAATCTGCGAGAAGACAACAAAGATGTTATGGTTGTCAAGCACGACTACAAAACTCGAATGACTGAAAAATATCTTGGTGCAAAAAACGAAAACTATCCAAGAAAAAATTGGTCAAGTGTGATACTATGGAATTGTGCTAATCACCCTAACCGGAAACTCACACCAGAATTTGTTCAACAAGCCACCGGTGCTGAATTACATAGATTTACCTGGATCGAAGATGCTCGTATTGGAGAATTACCTCGAGAGTGGAATTGGTTGCCAGATGAGTATGGTCCTAACCCAGATGCCAAGTTATTACACTATACCCTGGGTACCCCTTGCTTTCACGAATTTGCCACAACTCCACAAGGAGAAGAATGGCACAGAGAACATATGTTAGCTGACTACTGTTTACAAAGAGTAATTAAATGATTTTACCATTGGCATTAACTGATAGATCACCAGAAGAACACTATACTTCGTTACATCAAGACATTGAGTCGGCCTTGAGGCACAGCACTGCAGATCTACTGAAGTTGCATTACGAAATCAGCATACTCAATGAGATCGAACAAAAAGAGATCTTGTTGCCGGAAGACTACTATAGCAAAGAAGGAAAGCTGGCCTTGAAGCGAATGGGCGACGAAGCCTACACTAGACAATTTACAAAGTACATCATTGAGAAAAAAGAGCAGTATGATCTATTGATAAAAAATCTAGATTATTCTTCCTTGATTATGGCAGCATATCCTGATGCAAAACTATTGGCAAAATCTAAATTTTGGGAAGATTCTAAAAAATTAATACAACAATATCCTGTGCTGACTCGAGGCATATCCAGTGGCAAAATTATTGATTTTGCAAAAAAACACAAACAAGATTTTTATTTTGTAGAGACTGGATATCTAGGCAATTATCGAAGTGCAAACAATCGCACAGGAAGAAAAGTCTATCACAGAATTGTCAAAAACGAAATGCAACACAGCAAAATCATGGATGTGCCCGACGATCGTTGGCAACAACTGGTTAACTTCAATCCAGACCTAAGTTATTGCGGTTGGAAAAAACCTGGTAGTAAAATATTAGTTGTTCTTTCCACTCATAAGCCGTTTGACTACTACGGTGTTGATCAACAAAAATGGCTAGACACAGTGATTAAAAAAATCAAAAAACACACCGACAGAGAAATCGTATTTAGAGAAAAAGAACGCAGAGGAAATAGAACAGAATTTAACAATACCATTTATGATTCTCTCAATGATGATGTATATGCATTGGTAACATATAATAGTATTGCTGCTGTTGAAGCTGTGCAACATGGTATACCTGCTTTTGCGTTGGCTCCAACTGCAGCAGCACCAGTTTGCTCAAACGATTTGTCACAGATTGAAAATCCATATCGCCCCGATGAAGGATTTGTATACAAATGGCTGTCCAGCATTGCATACGGTCAATTTAGTCTAGAAGAAATGCTCACAGGCCGTGCTTGGCAATTGGTATTAGAAAATGCAGAAAGGCCAACTCTTGATTGTTAAAAGTTATCTAAGCAGTTTGCCTGTTAAAATCAATGGTCAAGAAAAAATTGATGCTCTTACTTTCTTTGCCGAAGGTGCTGCTCGTTGCGGCGATCAGGCTTCAACCACAAGAAGTCAAATTTACGAACCATGTGATGTAGGAGCTATCATTGGCAATGCCTTTGATGCTAATCCAAGCAAAATAAACTTGCCTCATTACAAAGTTCGCAAAATGGTCATGGATACACAAACACAATTAGGCAAGTATTGGCTCAGCATCGACAGCAATGTTTTTATCTACAAAGATAAATTTAATCCACACAAATATCTGCGTTATAGTTTCAATGGTGTGTTTCCTGCTACTGGTATATACTGCAATGACAATCCTGGAGAAGAAAATTGGAACAACATCCGTCGTGATTACAACATGGATTTAAAACCGTGGCGCACACAAGGTAATCACATTCTTATTACGCTACAAAGACCTTTAGGTTGGTCAATGCGCGGTGTTGATTTAATGTCATGGTTAAAACGCACACTAACTCGTGTAAGAGAAAACACAGATAGGCCTATTGTACTACGCTGGCATCCAGGTGATTGGAAGGCATATCCTAACTACAAAACCACACTTGATCGTTTTGGTGTTAGTGTAAGTCCTCAAGATAGGCATATCTTACAAGACTTAAACAACTGCTGGGCACTGATTTGCCATAACTCAACTCCAAGTGCTGTTGCACCCATAGAAGGTATTCCGGCATTTATCACAGACGATCCTAGCTATAGTCAAGGTGGGGACATTGCCAACACTGATTTTAAATTGTTAGAAAATCCCAACTTGCCCGATAGAGAGCAATGGATTCGTAAACTAGCACAATGTCATTGGAGTTTTGAAGATGTGCGTTCTGGACGATGCTGGGCGCACATGAGACAATGGGTAAAATAAATGTTGATCACAGTGTTGTTGCCCACTCGTCAAAGAGTTCATCTAGTTGAACGCAGTGTAATTTCGTTGTTGAGTCAGGCACAATGTCCCCAAGACATTGAAATTTCTATTGCATTCGACCATGATGATGAGCAAAGTCGAGATTACTTTAATTCTACAACCTGGAAAAATTTAATCAATCAGTATGGTGCTAAATTTCAAGTTTTTGAAACACCTTGTTGGGGCTATGCCAATTTACACAATTACTATAATCTAATGGCTCAACATGCTCAAGGATCTTGGCTGATGATTTGGAATGATGATGCTGTTATGAAATCTCTGCATTGGGATGATCATATTCGTCCTCACGCTGGTTATGTAGGAATGTTACACATGGTCACAGAAAATTACAGAGAAAAGTTTGCATTGTTTCCGGTGATTCCAAAAACTTGGTTAGATATTTTTGGGTGTGTGAGTTTGTCTAATTCTAATGATTCCTGGATACAACACATTTGTCTCGAAGCACAGGCAATAAAAAGAATCGACCCTGTAATTTTTCACGATCGTTTTGATATCTCTGGAAACAATCAAGACTCAACATATCTAAATCGAACCAATCAGAAAAAAATATACAAATCTGAAGCAATGAGACAATTACGAAAAGAGTGGGCTGATAAACTCATTGCCTATAAACAAAGTTTATAGATATTTTTGTTGTTCTGCTTTGAATACTTCGAGCTCTTTGCGTTTTCCTTTGGCACTCCAAATTGCGCTGTCCGGGCGCATACCCCAGTCAATGTAACTCATCGGCAATAATCCTTTGTTATAATTTGGAACCAACTGATCCAAAAGAACCTGATCTAAAAACCAGTAGATATCATCTTGCTCAATGGACATTCGAAGTTGCTGTGAATACTTTTTCATAAACTCATAACTGCCAGCAGTACCGTTCAACAACAATGCACCTGCCAAGTGTGTGCCATCTTTGGGTTTTTCATAAAGATAAAAATCTGCTGGTCCTAGTTGATGGTTAAACGGAGCTCGGACCAAACCATCAACGTCTATTGCCAAGCAACGTTGCCCGGGTCTTGTTAATTCGGCTAGTCTTATAAATCTTGTACAGGCATAATATGTTTGACGCACTAACAAATTTAAAACTTCTGCGCCTTGTGTTTGTCCTTTTTTGTACATCTGACGCTGACGGTCATTGGCAAAATCAGTTCTCTTTAACCAACGTGTAGTCACTTTGTTGAACTGAACAGGATCTAATGTTTCATAACTAACACTTACCCCAGCACGATTGCGACAAAAATCCAGTTGATCAGGACGCGGATCATAGATGTGAATATGTATTCCTAGATTAGGTGTGTTTGTTAATACACTATCGATTAATGGTTTTGCATGTTGATCAAAATAAGTTTGGTCAGCTGCGGCATAGATAAAAAAGGTTGGCTGGTCAAGGTTTCCGAGCAGTGGTGGGATAATCATAGTAAATATTTAACTAAAACTTATGCGTATAGGTATTTTTGATTCGTACGGGGCTTTAAACAGTGCGCCAGTGTTTGCGGCGATTCGTGCTGGCCTTGATCGCATTGGTATCAAACATTCAAGCATGGATAGTTCTGCAGACGTTGCTGTTATTTGGTCAATGTTATGGGCAGGGCGTATGCGACCAAACCAAGATATATGGAATCTATATCAAGCTACGGGCCGTCCAGTTATTGTAGCTGAGGTGGGCATGTTACGACGCGGTCTTACTTGGAAACTAGGCGTTAACGGCACAGGGTTAACTGCTGACTATGGTCAAGATTTACTCCCTAATCGTGCCAGCACATTAGGCGTACAAACAAAACCGTGGACCAATGCAGGATATAATATTGTTGTTGCTTGCCAGCGTAGCGACAGCGAGCAGTGGACAGGACAACCACCTACTATTGCTTGGCTAACCGAAACCGCACGCAAGATTAGACAACATAGCGATAAGCCTATTGTGATACGTCCGCATCCTAGACAACGTATTGCCGACATTCCAGGCTGTGTAATTGAAAGTCCTAGACCTATACCTGGCACATATGATAGTTTTGATTATGATCAATGTTTAAAAAATGCCTGGGCAGTGATTAACCATAACTCAGGACCTGGCACGCAGGCTGTATTAAATGGTGTACCAGCTTTTGTTGGATCAACTAGTTTAGCCTCTCCAGTGGCAAATTTAGATTTGTCACAAATAGAAAATCCACTGCGTCCAGATAGAACACAATGGATAGAACAACTAGCACATACCGAATGGACTATACCAGAAATTGAATCTGGGTTGCCCTTGCAAAGATTACTGAAGCCCTAGATGCATCAAGCTCTTGTCGAGCCAAGGTAGGATTAACTCTTGTTGTCGTAATTCTCCAAACCTTTTAACGCATTGCTCTGCTGATTCTGGCAATAGCTCTCGATCTGCTAACTCATACCATGTAGTTGTTTTTGGGTCCATGGGTTGATGTTGACTCTTGTATACAACTGCATGCAACCACGGATCGTTGATTTGTTTTTTAAAAAATCCACCGGCACAATCCCAACCAGCAACAGCTAACATATGAATCAAACTAACTATGGTATGATGATAATATACTCCAGTGGGTTGATTGAATACCTGTTGCTTGGCTTGGAAATTTGTAGTTTGTGGTATTACTATTGCTAACATAGCCCCGTCATTGGCAATATGCCACCAGCGACTTAGAGTTTCTACAGGATTAAGAGCATACTGAAATGCATCATGGCACCACATCATATCAAACTTGGTGCTTTTTTTTGGATGTATGGTTGTTTCAAAATCAGTTGATTGATAAGTAACGTTTGGATATTTTTTTGCAATGGACAACTGAGGCAGTAGGTCTATTCCTATACAATCAATATTCAGCGGCACTGGGTTGTCGTCTCTTGTGGTCCGAGTTGCCCACCACTCAACATCTAGACCTTGTCCACATCCTAGATCTACCATTGTGCCAATGCTGGCCATAAAATCGTCATACTCATACAACATGTTTAATGTTTCTAAGCTATGAGCATGACTTTCTTCTGCGTTTCTAAATATCATACTGTAATATCCTCCATGCCAGCTGTACGTAAACGCACAATATGACCCATTTGCCATTGTTTAGCATCTAAACCTTTGAGTATGCCCAACCACTTGTTACGTAACAAGGCCACTTCATTGATAATAGTTTCAAAGTCAATAACTTCGTCTTCCCCGTCTACATACTTTTCAGCATCGCGACTAGTCAACGCCCGAGCATAAGCTTCTAAATACTTTTGAAAATGTTTTCTACGAATTTTGCGTAGCTGAATATTAAGAAAGTTAAGCACCGCTTCAATCTCTTGTAGTTGATTAAAACGATGCTCAGTGATTCCAGGCAAGGCAGAGATATTCTTCTCTACCAAGCCACCGATTCTACAATCTCGCTTGGCTTCTTCCAGTTCTCTTTCGTAGTGCTGAATAAAATCTGGAATATTACCAAGACTAGAAACGACTTTACTATACCACATTAGTAGTCGTCGTCCTCTTCGTCATCGTCATAGTCTTCTTCGTCGTCGTACTCATCGTCCTCTTCAGCATGATCATCAAGATATTGCTTCAATGCTTGCTTGACTTCGCTGTCGCTTTTAAAAGCCGCTTTGATTTCTTCGGCGCTAATGTCGTTGTCAATTAATACACTGACCAATGCTTCTGCTGCCTCTGCACGATCCATACCGTTGACATAACGTTTGATTTCTTGCCAGACTTCGTTGGCTAAATTTACTGCCATATTAAGCTTCTCCTTCTACCGTTTCTTCTGGAGTACTTACCTCAGATTTTTGATTTGCAAAATCTGCCATGAGTTTGTCTAAGCATCCATCTTCGTTGGATTCCCAAGCTTTACGGAACATCTTTAAAATTTCGCCGTCGCTGGTAACAAATGCCAAACGATTACCGTCTTTCTTGAGGATACCTTTTTTCTCAGCCAAGTCAACAAGACCTGAGTGTGGGCTCATACCTGTTGTGTAAGGAATCTTAACTTGTACACCTTCAAAGGGTTTGGCATAGCGTGTTTTCATAATCTTACAAGCGGCACGAATACCGTTTACTTCTGAAACTTTGTTACCGTCTTCGTCCTCTTTGAGCTTTAACTTCTTCATAGCAACAACAATTGACGATGCATAGATAAAGCCTTGACCGCCTGAGATCTTGTCATCTGGATCAAACATGTCTTGACTAGCGTATGTGTGATTGGTTACTACCATACCTACGTTGTAGCTACCAAACATGTTGACGCAGTTACGAACAAGTGCTGTAAGTGCTTTGGGCTTACGACCTAGGTCGCCTTTCATTTCACCTGCTTCGAACTGATTAACGTCTGTTGGTGTCAACAACATACCCAACGAGTCAATCACAAACAATACCTTTGGACGTTCTCCATCTGGTAATGCTTTGTAGTCACTCATGAATGTACTAATAGTTTTTGCCACATCATCGATCATGGCCATTGATAGTTTCAACAACTTGCTTTCGCTGGTGTCTACCCCCAATGCCTGTAACCATGCCTCATCGAGAGCATTTTCACTATCAATTAACACAACAAAAATGCCTTGTTCTTGTGCATGTTTGACAATGTTACCTGAACAAATATACGATTTACCAGCACCCGAGTCACCGGCAAACACAGTTACTTTGCCTAGTGGAATGCCTTTATGAAAATCACCCGAAATCAAGTAGTTTAAGGCGTAGTTGCCTGTTGAAATCCAATCTGTTGGGTCATTGAAACCAATACTCAATCCATCGATTGATTTGGTAATTTCCTTACGGAACTTTGATACGTCAAATGGTTTTGCCATGATTGCCTCTTAGTGTAAAATTATCTTTGCTCGATTGTTATCTCGAGAATTTCTATATAACATTTTCCTATAATCAAACAATTTAGATTCTAAATCAACAATGTTTGCAATTGGAATTTGTTCAGCAACTAGTTTAATATTTTGATTGTTAGCCCATTGCATTGCCTCTTTGCTAAATGGAACCGTTTCCGGACGCAACAAATTTAGTTGAAAAGCAAACTCCAACGTTTCATAGTTGTAGTGGTCTGGACACTCCAAGTTAGAATCAAAATGTTTAAACTTATTATAATATTGTCTACCCACATATGTATACCCAAACGAAAAATTTACTACGTCGTTGTTTGACACCATGGTATCTAAAAATGGATTGTCAAACACTGCCCATTTTTCATCTGCTTTAAATTCCATGTCAGCAAAACTATTTTCAAGACGGTGTACTCCCATATTAACTTCCTGATACGGATATATATAACCTATTTTTTCCATTGCTGGTGCAGTTCTAACTGATCGTATCTCGTCTGGGTACAATTCATGCAATCTATTGCCAAGCTGTGCCTGAGATGCATTGGTACTAAATCTAAGGATATCAATGTCAATCTCATGATAGTGAGAAAAGACCCAATCTGAATGTAGTTTGTTGAGATATGATTGGTTTAAGTAATTTTCTAAATCTGTGCGTTGTGTAAAAGATTCACCTATTAAATCATACAATACTTCGTTGGTTTTTGAAACAGCCCAATGCAAGTGTGTAATTTTTTTATCAAGATCTTTGTATAGTTCTTGATTGTTAGTGAATGAATTTTGAGAATGTTTGTTTGTTTGTTCAACAAAAAATTCAAACAATCCGTGATTATACTTTACCTCAAAAGGCAAGGTATCGCCAGATTTATCAAATACCAAAGAAAATTTCATATGTGTAGTAGTTTAGTCCGAGTGTTGCCACCCGGACTATTTTTGATTACTTCTGTTGACGTGCTCTAATCATTGC